TGTTGTTTCATGGTCATTGGTTCATTTTTCATTGTTCTTTTTTCTACGCTTAGCGTTATTTTCTAATCTACGATCTTCGTTTTCTCTAGCAAACCATTCTTCAATAATAAACTCTTTAGTTATTTTGTTAGGGTTTTTAATAAATTTTAAGTGTCGAGGTTTGATAATTAACGTTGCATAGTTATGATATTTTTCATCAGTAAATACAAACTCGTATTCTTTATCGTCACCAAAGTAATGAAGTTTATTATTTATAAATTCAGCATGCATAGTTACAACCTATTTTTAATAATGTTCCAAGCTTTTTGCAAGTCTTCATTAGTATAATCTGACCACTCCATTTCATTAGTAACAAGTTCATCAATAATATTTACTGCTTCTGCGATACTGTTGATTTCTCTTTCTGGCACAATTTACCTCGTTTTTGTAATTGATATTTAATGTTATCTAAACTTTTTTGAGTTAGATAACCGTTGTATTTAATTTTAGTTTTCATTGGTACCCCAGTAATTGTAACTTAAGTAAAGTTTCTTTGGTAACTGCTGTCCAACTCCAAGGCCTAGCAATCTTATCTGGTTGAGCACCAGCTAATACTGAACCAGTATTCCAAAAAGCATTTCGGTCGTGCCACACTTTCCAATTTGATGGTTCATTACCAAGATGTTTCTTTTTATAAGTTGACCAACCTTCTTGATCCCAATGCCAAGCAACGTTTAAATATCTAGTGCCCACCATGTTTTTAGCTCTAGGACTAAATTCAGTAATTTTAAAACGTACATCTGCTTGCTGATGCCTTATCAAAAGAGTATCGCCTTCTTTAAACAAAGCTGAAGGGTCTACTGTACCATCATGAAAACTACGATAGAGGTTTGTATTATTGTAATAACCATCTATTTGATAATAAGTTTCACCTGTAATTTGATCTTCAATAGTTTCTGGGCCATAAAGATACCCATTCCTAGCATAGGGTACTTCATTTAAGTCACACCAACGTGACTCTCTATTGTTGTAAGGATGTTTGTTGAAATAGCCTTTGCCCTCAACTTGATATTGAGTCATCCTCCGATTTGGATTTACCATTTGATTCTCCGTTTTCATAAGTCTCCATTAACCTGCGTAAATACCATTGGGCTTTAGCAAGATCTTCTTGTAAATTTTTGTATTCGTAACGCCACATATATTTTAGAACGTTACCCTTTAAGTAGCCTTGGAATTGTCGAGTGGTCATAGAAGCTTGAATAGCTTGTATGCACTCAATTTCTCCAGTGTTGTAGTGTGGGGGTTGATTTACATTGTCCATAATTTTCCTCTTTAGAGATAGTGAGTAAGGTGGTATCAAGCGTTGCTACACTGGCTACAAGGTTCTGTGTAGTTTTGAGATCTCTAGCCAACATTGCGGTCGTATCAATTACTCACTATCGTATTAATGACACAACAAGTAGCTTGGTATCTAGGCTTGAGCAGTTGTATGACTTTACATCACCTTGTCTAAACGTTACTTTAGCTTTGCTATTAACCACCAGCACTCCATAGATGTCCGGAACCTTCCGTATGTGCAACCGGTTGTTTCAACTACTTGTTGTATATTTCTTTTTCAAGAAACTTCTGTTTTGTTTTTCGTATTCTAAAAATGAATCGTACGGTGCAGAATTATATGCTGCTCGTTCTCTACAATTTTCAGAATACATATGTAACACAAAGTCCTTATAAGTCATGGCAATATTATTACACATTTCGTAAGAACTCTTCAAATTGTTTGAAGCATTGTTCATGAGCTTCTGGATGTATAGACAACAAAGCTTGTGCGTGTAAATCGTCGCCAATATATTTTTCTAAAAAAAGCTCAAAAGAAATTGAAAAAACTTCATACTTAGCTTCGTGTAAATCAGTATTGTTTTCTAGCACGTCTGTAAGAATTTCATGGTTTAACTTACTTCTAAAAGGTTCAATACTTATTAACCATTTATCTATAGCTTCATGAATAAGATAACCATTTTCTGTATAAGTAAGATGTAGGTCACTCATTTTACCCATTACTTTTTCCAGTATTGGTTGTGCTGACGCCACTCAGGTTCTTTATCTTGCCAAGTAAGTTTAGGTATAGAGAAGTTAAACCCAAGTAGTTTCTTTTGCACACTTTGTAGTTTAAGTTTTTGATGTCTCATTGTTTTTCTCATAAGAAACAAAACAATAGAAGCAGTCAAACCACCTACCATAGCTGCAGTCATGCCACTGTAAGTGCCATAGAATGCAATCATAAGTGTGGCAGTAATCATGATATCTACAAAAATATCATGGCCAATAGCTTTTTTGCCGCCTGCTTTAAGCGCTAGCAACAGCAGCCCGAGCGCGCTGAATATTCCGATTGTTAGCATTGTGCCTCCCTTTCCACATTAAATAAGCCATGTATGCAAATTGAATTAGTTCAATAAGAATCCATAGCGCTGTTGTTACACTTGATACGATACTAGCTGGCATACTCAAACCTCCATAGTAAATACCCCATACTACCTAGAACAATAGCTAGTAAAAGGAATGTTAGAATATGTTGTAAGAGCATAGCCATAGCAAATAGACCAAGTAATCCTACAACTCCACGTACTGCATACTTGTTAATAATTCCAAGCATGTGTTTAGTTCGTTTTGATAATTTCACCATATGGTGCCTCCGTTGAATAATTAGATACCCACACAACTGGAAAGTGTGGTTGAGTACCAAAGTCACTTGCCTCAAGATCTGTAAGATAAATAAGACAAGAGATATTGGGATGTTTGTCTGCCATTTCTGCAATAGCTGGCCCAAACCTAGTACCACCACGACCTTGCATAGTAACCTTCAAAGGCAACGATTCACGAGTGAATGTCTCTTCAGCAGTTACTTCAGTGTCGGCTTGCATAAAATGTACATTGTCGACATTAGCATCAATTAACATAGCTGATATTTCACTAAGGTCTTGATTAAGTTCTTCGTCAGTACGTGAACCTGAAGTATCAGTAATGACACCAATCTCTTCAATAGATGGTGCATACATACTAGGTAGATACAAACCTTGACCAATAAACCTACGATTAGGTTTTTGCCAACTGTAATCAGATTTGTTGTTGTTACGTAAAAATCTAGCCAAACGTTCTTTCCAGTTAACTTTTGGTTCGACTAAATCACCAAGCAAAGCTTCCAAACTACCTGGCAACTTACCTGCAGCTTTAGCTGCTTCAGCAGCTTGTTTGATTGCTACGCGCATATCAGCTTCAAACTCACCAGGGTTTTTGTTGATAGCTGATGACTCTTGTACACAATTACCAAATGATTCTTTACCATTTTCGCCACCTCCTTGAGGTTGTGAATCTGGATTCTCTTGAAGATTGCGATAGACTTCATCAGTTGTCATATCAGCATACTTGTCATCAAGCAAATCAGTTGGTGGCAATTGCAATCCTGCATCACGAACCACAAGATTGATTACATAGTCACCAGCTACGTTCCATAGATAATGATCACGTTCATTCAAACGTGCCATATGCATAAATACTACATGCATAACTTCATGAGCAAGCAAACCAATACGTTGTTGGTCAGTCATGTTCAAGAAAAACTTTGGATTGTAAAGCAAACGCTTACCATCAGTACCTGCAGTAGGTATGTCTTCTGTTTCAATTGGTGTCAAACGTAAACACAACGTACCAAAGAAAGGTTGTTTCAATAGTAGTTGTGCTCTAGCACGAGTGAACTCAGGAATCATCATCATCTCCTAGTAGTTGTGAACCAAGAATTACGTTGTTAAATGCAGCAGCATTTTGTTCAACATACTGTGCTTGGTCTTGTTGTTTTTTCTTACGCTCCGTTTTCTTGTGGATCGTAACCATTTTGTTTGGCGCCACTTTTTCTACTATGTTACCAAGTTGGGGCCAAGCTTTCAGTGCTTGATTGAGTGTTTGAAAACGATCAAGCATATCAAAAAAGTCAGCTGTTTTATCAGCAAGAGTACGGTCGTATTCAGCTTCTTTATTGTAAGCAGCATAAACTTTTTTAGTCAGTTCATGATCTGCTGCTTTACTAAGATTCATAGA